GTTCCGCAATATGGACACTTGCCGTACTGGTGCTTTTTGTAGTCATTCATTGATCCGAAGAAAGCCACAATTCCGAGAATGATCAGGATCACACCGACGCCAATTGTGACGAGAGGGATTCCGGCTGCAATCAGAATGCAGCCGCCAATCATTCCGAGAATCGCGTTGGATAACCCTGAGGCTTTCTTCTTTGAAAGCGGGCTTATAACTGGTTCGAACGGTGTTTCTTTTTGCTCTTCTCTCTTTTCCGCGAGCTTAAACCCGCAGTTGGGGCAAGATTCCGCGGTTTCAGATATTTCGTGATTACATTCAGGACATCTGATAAGTGCCATATTGAGCACCATCCTTTCTATTATACTCCTTTTTCGTGTCGAAGTCTGCCGAATGTTATACTATTCCATTTTACAGACAAGACCGAAAGGATTTGCTATAATTGATATACTGCCGGCAGTACCCCTATTTTTAAGAAAGGAGATGCGATTCATGAAGGGTAACTATGCAAACTGCTCTGTCGAGAAAGGTCAAACGCCGGCGAAAGTTGATGTAAAAGAAGCCGCCGACCTTTTCACTAAGCTGTCCCCGGCAGCACAGGACAAGATCATTGATTTGATAAAATCCCTTTTATCGAAGAAATGATCAACGCTTGCTGTTCGTCGGTCAACTGCTGAAACAGCTCGACGAACTCTTCCACACGTCCGCCCTTGGTGTCATCGGCGGGCGTTTCTTCATCCCATCCGAGCAAGTACTCAGCTGTAACACCAAGAGCTCTCGCCATCAATTCAATTCTACCAATCGGCACACGATCAGTGTTTCCAGAGGCGTATCGTTGAATTGCAGAATGAGGTATGCCGGTCTTATTTTCCAATTCTCTTTGGGATAAGCCTGAGTCCTTGATGGCTTTTTTCAATCTTTCGGATAACTCGCTCATATAAACGATACCCTCCTTTCTCCCCGGATTATAACACATATGACCCGAAATTGCAATAGGAAATCGAAAATTTTTTTGAAAAAATCGCAAAAATGGGTTGACAAATCGAATTGCAAGTGGTATGATTACTTTGACCCGAAAGTGGGTCAATCCAACGAAAGGAGAAATCGACATGCTCGACGCAAAGAAACTCAAAGGGAAAATCGTTGAAGCGGGTATGACGCAGGGCGAACTGGCAAAAATCATTGGAATCTCGCAGAATACGCTGACTCGCAAGCTTACCGGCAGACGCGATTTCACGGTTGGCGAGATTGATCGGATTTGCGACGCTCTCCATATAACCGACAACGGGCAGAAGTCTCAAATTTTTTTACGCTGACTGACCCATTTACGGGTCAAAAGGAAGGGGTGCTATGGATCAAGCAGTAAAGATCAATCCTGCCGACGTTCCGGATGAAGTTTACGAAGCAGGCTGCCGAATACTCTCCAAGAGCATCCGGGCGTTCTTTAGGGACGAGAACAACCGGAGAGGGTATGAGGAGTGGATGAAAACTCCGGAAGGTCAGCGAGCCGACCTCTCACGAGAGGAACGGAAGAAGTATGACGCGGAGCACGCGAGGGTCACATCATGAAATGCGTGATCTGCGGACGGAAGTTCAGCGGGTACGGCAACAACGCCGATCCCGTTGCAAAAGGTGAATGTTGCGGCGACTGCAATTTGAAAGTCGTGGTGCCGGCTCGGATCGAGATGATCTACGCCGACAGAGAAAGGAGCAAAAAGAATGTTACAAGGAAGAACACTTCAAGAACTCGCCGTTGAGATCCAGCGGCAACAGAGCGCGAAACAAGACTACCTCGCAGACACGTCCGCGTTGAGCATGGTGGACGGAGATGAGGGCATTAAGTTTCAAATCGAAGGGATGGAGCCGTTCGGCGTGAACGATCTGGCACATTCCCAAATCGGGCAGTATCTCGAAATACCCTCGAAGTATTACGAGCGCATGAGGTACGGCAGTCCCGAATTGCTGACGGAGAACGTCAATCACTGGCTACATAAGACCGAAGCACCGGAGCGCCGGATGGTCAGAACTCTCGACGGCAACGTCCGCGCGTTTCTCTCAGACCGGTACCGTCGCATCGACAACGCCGACGTCGCCGAAACGGTCCTGCCGATCATCGGACGGATGGACGGCGCGCAGGTCATGAGCTGCGAGATCACCGAGCGGAGAATGTATATCAAAGTTGTCAACCCTCGCATTCAGACGGAAGTCCGCGTCGGTGACGTTGTTCAGTCCGGAATCATCATCAGCAATTCGGAAGTCGGGCTCGGAAGCGTCAGCGTCAGCCCTCTGATCTATCGTCTGGCTTGCACGAACGGAATGGTCGCCCAGGATAACGGCGTGCGGAAGTATCACATCGGCAAGATCAACAGCGCCGACTTTGATATGAGCATCTTCCGCGATGAGACCATCGAAGCCGACGACCGGGCTTTCCTTTTGAAAGTCAGGGACGCGGTGACGGCCGCGGCAGATCAGACGATCTTTGAACGCATCGTCGGACAGATGCGCGAGGCGACCGAGGCAAAAATCCCCGCCATTACTGCGCCGAAGGTAGTGGAACTCACATCCAGCAGATTCGGCATTTCCATAAACGAGAACGAGGGCGTTCTCGGTCACCTGATCGACGGCGGCGATCTTTCCCTTTACGGTATGGCGAACGCGGTCACGCGCTACGCCCAGGATGTGAAGAGCTATGACCGCTCGACCGAACTTGAAGCTACTGGCTACAAGATTCTCACAATGGCGCCGGCATTGTGGAATTCGATCGGTACGAGGGTGCGAATGCCGTTGCAACGCTCATAAAGGGCGCTCCGGTGCAGGTAAAAGCGCAACGCGAGTTGACGATCATCCAGGATGAATTTCTGAAAGATCTTGACGAGATCGTCGCGTCCGGCGCGAAGAAAGTCACGATCCGCATGAACAGTCTCGGCGGTGACGCCGGCGTTTCGATCCTCATTCATAACAGACTGCGCGAACTGGCGAGCAGCGGTAAAGAACTGACCTGCATCGTTGACGGCGTAGCAATGTCCGGGGGATCGCTTATCATGTGCGCGTGTGATCGCGTCGTAGTGAATCCTTCGAGCCTCATCATGATCCACAAGTGCTGGTCGTTCGTATGGGGCGGCTACAATGCCGACGACCTGCGGGCGATGGCAAAGCAGAACGACGCATGGGATCAGGCACAAATCAACATCTATTCCCGCAAATGCAAACTGAGCGATACGGTGATATCGCATATGATGTCCGACACGACCTACATGACCGGAAAGGAAGCGATCGAAAAAGGATTCGCCGATGAACTTTCCGAGGATGACGGGATGGCGATTGCCGCAAGCGCGGACCGCAAGTCCCTGTTCGTGAGAGGACGCACGCTTCATCTGGCGCACGGTATGACCGCGCCGGATAACATTCCCACAATATCAACCGCAGAGGCGGAGGATATAAATAAAACGTCGGCTGGCACCGACAGCAACAAAGGAGGAACCCCTATGGCCAGAAATCTTGAAGAGCTCCGGGCAGAAAATCCGGATCTCGCGTCGCAGGTTGAAAGCGAGGTAAGAGCTGCTGTGTCAGCCGAAAATACCGCCGCCGTCAACAATGCGGCAACGGCAGAGCGCAACAGAATTTCCGAGATCGACGAGATCGCACATCTCTTCGATGAAGAAACCGTGCGCGAAGCGAAATACGGTGAGCATCCCTGTACCGCGCAGGAGATGGCTTTCCGTGCTGCGCAGAAAGCAGCGAAACAGGGCAGCACTTTCATGAGCAATGCTCTCGCGGACAACAAAGCGTCTGGGGCGAACGACGTCACGGCTACTCCCGGCGAGATCGAGGAAGGCAAAAAGAAGACAGCCGAAGATCTCAAAAAGGAAGCGACCGCGGCGGTCAAAGCCGCACTCGGAAAGAAGGAGGACTAAGATATGGCAAACCTTTCTCAGAAGCTCGGCGAAATGAACTATGACGGTCTTTTCTCCGATCTCACACCCAAGGCCGAAGTGCGCGGTAAGACGATCCGCAAACTCGGCACCGCCGCCACTCTCAAGCGCGGCACGATCCTCGCCATGAGCTCCGGCTCTGCCGGCGATGGCAAACTCGTCGTTCTCGGCAACACAGCAGCAACGAACGAAACCCTCACTCCCGACTGCATAACGACTACGGCAAGGATTCTTCCGAGACCGTCTATCAGGCAATCCCGATGACAAAAGACGGCACCGGCAAGACATTGCACGTTGTCGGTGGCACCGGTCCGCTCACATGGTCTCATAACCGTCAGCAGGACGGCATCTGGGATCTGAACGGCAACGGCTACGAATGGGTCGGCGGCGTGCGCACCGTTTACGGTGAATTGCAAGTGCTCTCCAAGGACGGACTCACCTTCGGCAACGATGCGGCTGATCCCGACAACAGCCAGGCTGCAAATTCCGCGCTGTGGTACGCGATCGACGGCACGACCGGCGCCCTGATCACCCCGAACGGAAGCGGCACCACCACGAACAGCTTGAAGATCGACAAAGTCAGCTCCAAACTGACGTGGGTGACCGGCGCCATTTCCATGGGGACACCCGGACAAATCAGCGCTGCGCTCGAGAGCGTCGAACTCGACGCCTCTGTCTGCGACGCGGCGAAGCACATCCTTCAGGCGCTCGGCTTCTATAAGCCGGACGGCATTTCTGCCGGTGCTCTCGGCGGTGACTATGTGTACTTCGACAACAGCCAGGCAGAGCGGACGTTCTACTGCGGTGGCTACTACAGCAGCACGACGGGCGCCGGCGTGTTCTTCGCGTTCGGCGGCTCCGCCCGCACGAACACGAGCGCGCACATCTCGTTCCGCGCCGCTTATTGTGACCTGCCTACTGCGTAACTGCGTTCTGACGGCTCCGCGGTAGCGGAGCCTATACCGCGCGAAGCGCGGTCGCGTAAATTTTTCAAATAACGTATTTCGTTATATTCCAACGTTTTCAAGTCATCTCCCTAATTTTCTGTTATAATCTCACGAGCGCATTGAATTCGGAGGCGGGGAGCGATGGCAGAGGAACTGATTATTCTTCAAAAAGTCTTTGACATGATGGAATACGGGTATCTCGCCCTCGCTCAATTTCCGAAATCTGAAAAGTACGCCCTTGCGACTGACATCAAACGCTGCATGGATATAATGCTCGAACGGTGCATCGAAGCCCAGAAGAAGTATTACAAGAAAAACACCTTGCAGGAGTTTGACGTCGAGATCACGAAACTAAAGGCGTATCTGCGCTTGTCGTACAATCTGAAATTCCTGCCTACGAAAAAATATGAGGTGTGGAGCGAAAAGGTTGTCGAGATTGGAAAGATGTTAGGGGGATGGCTGAAAACCGTCAACAGCAAGCCCTCGACATAAGGATCAGATCATTGCGGACGTTCAACTGCGGCGGCAACTACAACAACACGACGAACGCCGGCGTGTTCTACGCGAACGGCAACAACGCCCGCACGAACACGAACACGAACATCTCGTTCCGCGCCGCTTACCCCCACCGTCAGATATTGTACGCCTACGGGATGCAATCAGATCAAGGGAATAAGGGATCTGCTCCTTTCGCTTGCCTATGCGCAGGCGTAGAAATGATCAGTTGCGTAAACCGCTTTCTGCTGTTAAGCGCAACCCTCGGGAGGAGCTGTATATGGAAAAACACGAACACGTTTTTGAAAGGTTCATTGATTTTGAAAACTTGTATGGCGGTTATCTTCTTGCTCGCCGTAATAAGCGATACAGGAATGAAGTGCTTGCCTATACAGCGAATCTTGAGGAAAATCTGATCAACTCCCAGAATCACCTTATCTGGAAATCGTACGAGGTCAAAAACCTGCATGAATTTATAGAGTATTTTCCGAAAAAGCGCATCATTACGGTGATGCCGTTTGAAAACCGCGTCGTGAACTGCGCCGCCTATAAAGTCATGTGGCCGATATACAAGAAGTCTTTCTACGAGCATTCCTACGGCTCCGTGGATGGAATGGGAACAGTCCGGGCAACGAAACAGCTGCAATACTGGATGCGCCTGGTCCGGCACAAAAAGGAGAAATGGTGGCTGCTGAAGATGGACGTCAAAAAGTTCTTCTTTCGCATCCCCGTAGAAATTCAGCTTGAATATCTCGGAAAGCCTATCAATGATCCGGATATGATGTGGTTTTTCGAGCAGGCGATCAAGTGTGACGGCCGCGCGTTCGGACTACCTCTCGATGTTCAAAACGTGACCGACTGCGAGCGCGTTCCCGGAATCGGAATGCAGGTCGGCAGTCTGATTTCTCAAATGACCGGCAACGTCGTTCTGACGCCGCTCGATCATTACATCAAGCGCGAACTCCGCGCTCCGTACTATATGCGGAACATGGACGACATGATCGCATTGGTACCGAGCAAAGACCAAGCGCACGAGATCCACGAACGGACGGAATCGTTTCTGTACGACCGTCTCGGTCTGAATCTCAATTCAAAGACAGCAATAATGCCTTATGACGCCGGACCGGAATTTGTCGGCCGGCGGGTGTTCCCGGATCGAATACAGATACGCAGATCATCGTCGCTTTATATGAAGCAGCACTTGCGATATGTGATGGAGCACTACTCCACGGGCGAACTTGACCTTGACTACTGTTTGAGCGTGATACAGAGTTATCTCGGACTTATGAAACATTGCGATTGCGACGCGTTCAGAAAGAAAGTCCTGGAAGATTTCGTCCTTGTCCGGCACTACGCCGAAGAAAATACCAACTACCCCGACTGAGAAATCAGCGGGGTTTTTTCATGCAAAGGGAGGGAAACGAATGTGTCACCGATGGAAATAACCGCGTTGATCGGAGAAGTCATAACACTGCTCGGCGTAGTGATATCTTACATCGTATCAATCAGTAAAGTAATGGATGGACAGAGATGCCTTTTGCGCAGCGAAATGCTGCGCATTTATTATCACAACCGGGATAAGTGCGAAATACGCCAATACGAATACGAAAATTTCGTGCTTCTTTACGAGGCATACAAAAAGCTAAGAGGCAATTCCTTCATAGATAAAATCTACAAGGAAGTGCAAACCTGGAAAGTAATCACATGAAAGGAGAACAGAGATGCTTACCCCGAACTACACATACAAAATGAACGGCGTCACCGTGAACGAGAAGATCATCCCGGACGGGACGGTATGGAAGGATGACGCCAAAGCAAAGAAAGCCGGATTCAGCGGTGCCGGGTCTCTTTACAAGAAGAATCAGAAGATCGCTGGCGGGCCGAAGTCGGTCACGATCCATAACACCGGCGACACCAACGGCACCGAGAACGACGACGGCGAACAGTATACCCGCGCCACCTATAACGAGAACATGGGGAGCGCTCGGGTGCATTTTTATGTCGACGACAAATGCGCATGGCAGAATCTCAAAGCCGGAACGGGCCTCTGCCCGAACGATCCCGAAGGATCTGCCGAAGTGTCCTGGCATTCTGGCGACGGCTCCGTGGTTGACGGTGGCAATATGACGTCCCTCTCGATGGAGATCATCATGGGAGAAAGCACCGATCACGACGCCAAAGCAAAAGACAACGGCGCGAAGATCGCGGCGTGGTTGCTCTGGAAGTATAACCTTCCGATCAGCAAGCTTGTCACTCATACCTACTGGGTAAACAAGAGCGCCGGGAAGAAGTTTGCCGATCCGGACGAGCAGTGCACCAATCTCATCTCCGGAAGGAAGTGGTGCCCGTCGTATATCTTCGGGAGCACTTCTCATTCAATCGCGCTCGGCAACTGGAAAACTTTCAAGGCGCTTGTCAAGAAATACCTTGACGCTCTGAACGCGCCCGTAGTCCCCGAGCCTCCGGCGCAGCCGACTACTCTGTACTATGTCCAGACCGGCGCCTATAAGGTGAAGTCAAACGCCGACGCGCAGCTCGCAAAAGTCAAGGCGGCGGGATTTGACGCGATCCTCAAAAAGTCCGGCGAACTCTACCGCGTACAGGTCGGCGCTTATTCCAAGCGCGAAAACGCCGTGGCGATGGAAAAGAAGCTCAAAGCCGCCGGCTTCCCCACGTACATCACGACTGTCGGCGGGACGGTGGTATCGAGCGGCACGACAGCTGACGTCATCAAGGTCGGTGACAAGGTGAAATGCAAGTCCGGAGTATCGAAATACTCGAACGGCGGCACCATGCCGGGATGGGTGCGCGTTGCTACCCTCTACGTCCGTCAGATCGAGAAGAACGGCAAGATCTATCTCGTGAGCACCGAGCCGACAAAGAAAGTTTACACCGGGCGCGTGAATGCGTCCGACGTGCAGAAGATTTAAGGAGGTACTATCATGTTCCAGCAGTTTATTTCCGAATACGGCACCACGATCCTTTACACCATTCTCACCGCGATCGCCGGCTACATCGGCATCGTGCTGAAGAATCTGTGCAAGAAGTATCTGAACGACAAGACGAAGAAGGCAGTCGCCAAGTCCTGCGTTCAGTTTGTCGAGCAGGTTTACAAGGATCTGCACGGTCCCGAAAAACTTGAAGTTGCCCTCTCCGCGGCGAAAGAAATGCTCGCGGAAAAAGGGATCGAATGTACTGAACTTGAAATGCGTGTCCTGATCGAAGCCGCTCTCGCATCTTTTAATGATGCGTTCCACAGCGAGGACGAAGAAGATCAGGAAGAAATCGAATTCGATCCTGCGGCGGAATACGAGATCACAGACGGCGAGAATGAAGCGCCGGAAACAACCGAATAACCGATGAAAAAAGTCAAAGCCCTGTATTCGCTCGTGAGAGCGTTTACAGGGCTTTTTCTTTTTGGGTGGGCGGATAACTGTAAGACAGAGGGAAAGTCGATTGCAACAGCGATAAATCGCTCCTGCGCGGCTATTCGCCCATCACCGCGCGTGTCAGTTCGTACTGATAGGTGATCTTGAAGTCAGCGTACCCTTGCCGGATCGTCCCGAGGTATGCGGCGCTCGGGCGTCCGAGAGGTCTTCCGTCCGTCATGACGTACGCCATCGCTTTCACGTTCCGACCGCCGAACGGGACGGTGAGCATCTTTTTGATATAGAGCCGGGGGAAGCCCTCATATCTGTCAAGCGCCCGCTCGTCCGCTTCGGAGATCGACCAAAGCGCGGCCGGTACGGAAGATCCTTTTTCTTTTTCGATTGTCGCTACCGCGGCAAGGGGATGACCGCGGAAGAGAAGCCGATAGTCTTTGATTTCTGTCGTTCCTATGGCGATAGCATCCGGGCAGCGCATCCGCATCTGTGCCTTGTTGAGATTGCTTCCATAGGCAAGGTATAGTTTGCTCATGTCGTTTCCTTTCTCCCCGTATGCCCGATAGGTCAGGACTTGCCTCACGCCGCAGCCGCTTCCGTGAACGCCCTCGTCAAATGGTATCTGGCGGTCTTGAACTCTTTGCCGGTCATTCCGAGGCGGCGCGTCAGCACATTCATCATCAGCGTTTCTTTCTGCTTCGACGTATACGTTGCGCAGGACTTGTAGTACATCTTATCGGGAGCGGTGATCGCCCATGCGCTCATCGCCAGGCAAAACTGGATATAGGCTTTGATCTTGCCGGCGTGCGTCGTTCCATTGAAGAGCCGGAATTCGACCGTTCCCTTCGTGAAGAAAGCGTGAAGGTTGATGCCGTGGTATCTTGTGGAATTGTAATGCTCGTGGCTTATGCCTCCGGTGTAGCCGTCGTTCGCTCTGCTGTACCAGATTGTTTCCATGCTCGTTCTGGTCATGTCCTTGTCGTGGCGCATCGCTTTCAGAAGTGGGCGGGAAATCTTGTGACACCAGTGATTCGCTCTGTCGCCGATCTGGAGCGCTTCGTAGAAGAGGTCCTGTCTGCCGATGGCGAAGTTGATCAGACGTGTCAAACTCTGCGGGGTGTGATTTGCACCGTCCACATGGACGTGAATGCCGCAGGATGAATTTGCAACCGCGCCGGCAGCGACGAGCTTCCGGATGATCTCCTGCAGATCTTCGATGTCATCGTACTGGAGGATCGGGGTGACGACCTCGCAACTGTACGAGCGGTCCGCGTCTATCTGACGTCCGTTGACTTTTCTCGTGGTGCGGATGCTGCCGTCGCTCATCGCTTTCCACTTTCTGCCCTTGCTGTCCGTAGCCGTGTAGATGTCGTAGTAGCTGCCGTCAAATGCCGCGGTTGTTCCGTAGTATTCCGCGATGACCTGTGCCGCGTCCCTGCGGGTGATCCCCGTCAATTCGATTTCAACGCCGAAATTCTGATTCTGGATAGTAGTCATTCTCGCCTCTCCTTACGCTAACAAAAGTTTTTTCAAGGTTTCCTGTACTTCACGATTGCCCTTTGCGATTTCTTCGGTATAACCCTTGCAAAGTAGCACTTCGTCATTTCCGTTCACACAGAGACAGTAAACGTGATTGCCGTACTTTTCGTTAACCTTGTACCAGAGAGCTGTTGTTCTTTCGCTGATTGCTTTAAGTTCTTTTTTCATTTTTTGATTTCCCCTTGATTTTTTTGCCTTACTGTGTTATACTTAAGGTGTCCGGGGGAGTAAGGCTCCCCCCGGTACACCGTTTGCGGTGGGTGAGTGGTTTGCTTGGTCGGCGGTCACTCACTTTTTATTTCTCATCGTTCATGATTCGCTTCACGCTTTCGCGGAGTTCTTCGAGCGTTTCACACTTTTCGATGAGTTCCAGGATTGCTTTGAGCAATGCCTGTGTTACGTTCATCTCGTCCATTTCCTCACTTCCTTTCGTAAGAGGTTTTCCCTCTGCCTTACAAGTATATTATACACTATTAAGTGTATTTTGTCAAGTGTTTTTTGATAAAAAATCAAAAAATTTTTGATGTTTTTCATTTAGGGGTTGACAAAATACACTTTTTAGTGTAGAATAGTACGCGAAAGGAGATGAGCATAATGTCAATGGCCGAAAAGATAAGAATCATGCGCGTAAAGAGAGGGAATCTCTCTGAGAGGGATCTCGCCGCGCGGATCGGAGATACACCGCAGAATCTGAATAACAAAATGAAGAGGGACGATTTCCGCTTGAGCGAATTGGAGAAGATCGCCTCCGGGCTTGGCTACAAGGTGGAGATCAAGTTCATTGATGTCGAGACCGGCGAAGAATTCAAATAACACAAAAGACCGAGGCACTTTTGTAGGTGCTTCGGTCTTTCATTCAAGGAGTGAGCTATCCGTCATCATTCTGTTCATGCCCAGTTCTGCTTTTGGTCTTCCGGATCGGAGACGGTACGCGGATGATGATTTCCGATAGTTCGCAGTTCAGGGCCTCGCAGATCAGATCGAGATGCTCAAGGTTGACTCGCTCGGCTATTTCGTGGTAATATTCATTTATGGTAGATGGTCTAATACCAGTAGCCCGCGCGAGATCAGCCTGGCTCCACCGTCGCTCGCCCAGCTTGGTGGATAGTAAAATTCTGATCATAGCCATGCATGCTCCTTTCGTTATATTCTAACAGCAAGGCGGTCTCTTGTCTTGAAATTGTTAGATTATAACGGAATACGTTATAGAAAATGGGCATGCAGCGCGTAGGCAAAAGAAAGCACGCCTGAGATTAACTCAGACGTGTTTTCTTGGTTGCGCAAATCTGCACCGCAAGGATGCCTTCAAAGAAGAAGACTTCGATGGTGTTCAAATTCGCGCCATCTGGCGGAGAGGATGGGATTCGAACCCATGTGCG